CAAGAAATAAAATCCCGAATATTCCCGAATAAATCAAAAAAAACGGCTTCACAATATCTGTGAAGCCGCATGGTTATTGGCAGGGGTACCAGGATTCGAACCTAGAGTGACGGCGTCAGAGGCCGTTTGCTATCCTCTTAACTAGCCGCAATCCTTGATAATTAACAGGCAATTTATTTATACGCCGTATAACGTGTGTTTTTGGTTCCGTTTCCTTAACTTCCGTTTGATCAACCAATCCCTGTGCAAACCGCTTCATTTGCTGTGTTAGGAATGAGGGAGGCAGCGGTGTATATGTCTCAGTTGTTTTCATGTCCTCATGCCCTAGCAGGACTTGAATTGTCCTCATATCGACACCCCAGAACAGGCAATGAGTTGCAAAGCATTTTCTCAGGACGTGGAGCGTAATGTGTGCCGTAATTCCAGCCGCCTTTGCTGCCCTCCCCATTTTACCGCAGTTAGCTGAATACGGCTTGCCGGTACGCTTGGAAATCAACAGATAATCGTCTGGTTCCTTCCCTTTGCACAATTCCTTTATCGTCGGCATGAGTTCGTTTACAATCGGCATAAACCGCCACTTGCCCCCCTTCCCCTGGATCAAGATAATATTCCATGCAAAGTCAACATTGGAAACCTTGATAGTCCTTGCCTCTTCCGAACGAAAGCCCGTGTAATAAACGAGATGGTACAGCGGCAACAGGTCCGGCCTCCAATGGTGCGTATGTTGGAACATTGCCTGTACCTGTTCCGGCATCGGGACAATGACCGGCTTTGGCCTCATATTCTTTTTCATAAAGCCGCGTATTTTGAAGTCAAGAGGTTCGCTCATGTTCTTTTCTACGGCAAAGCGGATGAAGCTTGACAGCGCATGCAATTCTTTTTGTACGGTACGCTTACAGACAAGATTCAAGCGTATACCGGCCTTTTGCGCTAATCGGTGGGTTTTGTATTCTTCGATCAGATCCGGTGCCAGATAATTCGGTTTCAGATTGCCGAAAAATGGCTTGAGATTATTCCAGCTCTGCAACCAGGCAGTAACGGCACGCGGCCTGCGTTCCAGTTCGTTTTCGTAATATACCAGAAAATCAGGGAGCATGGCGTCAAACGAAGGGGCAACCGTAGCCGATATTTTAGGGCGGTGGGAGCGTTTCAGCGCGTTGTCATATATCTGTGCTTCATCGTCGCTGGCAAATTGCTTTACAAGGACAACCTGCTCTTTGCCGCGTCCTATTTTGACCTGATAATAGCGGTCTTCACCGGGGGCAAGATGCTTGTTTTTTGTGGGGTGCAGGTTGTAGCTCATAACCGTTCCTCTTTTTCAAAGTAACTAACCTTCATCACATGGTCAAAGTGGCAAACAAACTGCTCTCTTATCAACGCGCCGTAACCGTTTTGAGCGTCAACCGAAAGCGATATGGCTTTGCCTTGATATGCCCACCGGCTACGGGCTAACGAATATATTGCGGTGGCAGGCGACTTTAAATTATATCCGATCTCTTTCTTGCATGCGTCAAACATCATCTGATGTTCGTCTGTAATAGCTTGCTTCTCTTTGGCGTCGCGCTCCTTGATCATCGCCTCTTTCGCCGCATCGCTCACAGGTTCGCCACTGCATTCAACCTCATTCCTGTCTCCATACTCCACAACACGACATTCCGCAAAGACCACATGGGGCATCATCACCAACAAAGCCATAATAAAAAGTTTCATAATCCCCCCTGTTGTTGTATGTTCCCGCCTATGCCACGGCTAAAGTTAGAATCGGTACAGATCAGAATGACCACCATTGAGAAAGAAGAATTACAGAGACTAGCCGAATTGTTAAATATGTCTGTAAGTGGGTATATTCGCTACATCATTGCGAGAGAATCCGGCAAACTGTAATTTTATTTTACTCACATTAAACGCCCGCATCCCCTTAATTTTCCTGTAATGCAAAACGGCACTACAATCATTTGCGCGTATTCTGTCGTACAATGTAATATTTCTGCTTGCGGTGTAAGGAAAGTCGTACTAAGTTCTCCGCTGCAATTATTGCTATGGAGGTGTCGAAGGATGAACGTACCCGAAAAAAACTGTGAACCGACACAACGCCGTGTTTCCCTGCTGTCCCAACTCAAAGCCCTTATCAGGCTACCTCTACCCGCCGCCACGATACTAATGCTAATCACGGAACTAATTGAACACGGCCCCAGTTTAGCTCAAAAGCTTATCCGGTGACTTGAGCAGGAGGGGGGATTTTTCCCCCCTTTTGTTTAACGAGTCCAAAACTTCCGCCGCATACTTCCAACGATCCGCTTCAGACATTCCCCGCATTTTGTGCAAGACCCTATCAACGATTGAACGAGTTATATCATCAAGCGCGAAGTATTCAGCGGCACGCAACTCTTCCGGCGCTATCTGCTCACCGTAGCGGATTGTCCTTTCATCCACACATAGGGCATCACACAGTAATTCCATAATCTGCTTGCCTGGGGAACGCTTGCTACGTTCCATAGCCGACACATGCGTGGAGTGCCTACCAATAGCCTTGCCAAGTTCAGCTTGTGTCAATTTCCTTTGCAATCGCAACTCTTTAATATTCTCGCCTATGGTTTTCATTATAGCCCTCCTTTGTTTTCCTTAACTCTAGTGTAATACAAGATAATACTAATGCAATACACAATGCAATTTATTTTTACATTGTAAGAACATTTTTGTTGACAGTAAGAACATTATGTTTTAGAACGAATACAGATTGTGTGAGGAATACACGCACCCACTACCCATAGAAAGGAGGGATAAAGAGTATGGCTAAAACGAAGAACCTGACTGTCAAGATACCAACAGAAGACCACGATGAATTGTTTGTGATTGCTAAGTGTACCGGGATAGAAGTTTCGAGCCAGATTAGAAATATAGTCAAGAAGTTTATTGCAGAGTACCACGCAGGGATTAAGTAAAACAAAAAGCCCCCATTCGCGGGAACGAATGAGGGCAAGGGGGAAAACCAATGAGTGCAGACGGTATCACATTGAAAGAGGCAGGGCAAGCGAAAGCATTGGATCATGCTGACGCTGTTACTCCAAACTGGTCAAGCCTCGCACTGGAGGCGATCAGGTACGCTGTCAAGATTCACGGCCATATCACTTCCGACAATATCCGCAAAATCCTACCAGCACCACCGCATCACAACGCAATCGGGGCGGCATTCTCCAGCGCCGCAAAGCTCAAAATCATCAAACGCATAGGGTATCAGGCGTCATTGCATCCGGCAGCACATGGGCGGGCTGTAGCTGTCTGGTGTGAGTATTAAATGACTCTCGATGCAGAAGACAAAGCATGGATTGTGCAGACCTTGCGGGAATTGGTAGGGGGCGGCAAAAGTCTCACCCTCCCCTCTCCTTCACGGGAACACCAGATTATGCGGATGGCACAGAACGATCTTGCAGCACTCAGAACAAAGAAAGCAAGGGGGGCAAAATGACACCACATATCATTATTTTCTTAACAGGGCTTTTCTTCGGGTCGTTTTTGGGTATTGCAATTATGTGCCTGTGCTTCATCGCAAGGAGTAACGACGATGACCGACTATAAATCCTATGGCCGCATACCGCGGGAGCTGCCGCCGGTCAACTTTGACAAGATCATGATTGCCCTGTTCATCGTCTTCGTTCTGGTGGCACTATCCATGGCCGGCCATAGCGACATGCAGGCCGCGCAGTACATCGACAAGGCAACGATTGCAGAGAACGCACGCAAGGCAGTCAAGCAGCAGGAAATGGACTTAACGCGGTATTACACTGAGCGTGCACGATGAAAAACGGGGCGATTGTGTTTAAGCCAGGCGATGCAGGTTTTGCAGAACGAGCTGCAGAGACAACGCATGTCAGCCGGATCCGCAAGGGCTTCAGTCACCAGCGAACACATTTGACCGCCGATCAAAGTCACATGCCGCACGCCGGTCGCAACGAGACACCAGATAAGGCGAGGGGGTAAGCAATGAGCGCACAGGCACTGAGAAACCAAAGGGTAATGAGCAAGGCGCAGGTGAACTTCGATGCACGGCAGCATCCGGATTACCACGAAGGACCACATGACGATGAGGGAGGTGATGAGATCGACCAGGAGGAATAGAAAAAGACCGCTGCAAACGGTCTTAATCCGAAACAAAAAAAGGTGACCACATTATGTCAAACACAGCAGAAGATTTCAAGTTTTCTTTTCCCCGCACTACCTTTGTTGATTCAAACGGACTTTTTGAGCAGATCACGCACATTGAGACCGAAATGGCAGAGGTCAAACACGCCTATCTTAACGAACCACCCGAGCGACTGGTAGAAGAACTGGTCGATCTGTACCACTCCGTTGAAACAGCACTCCGCATTATGGACGAACGCTATGTCCCGATTCCACACCTCGATGTACAGGAGAAAAACAGGGCGCGGGGTTACTACTGTGATTGAGTTCTTTATCCCGGGAAAACCAGTCGCACAATCCCGTCCTCGCTTCGCCCGCCGCGGCAACTTTGTGGCGACCTATGACGCAGCGCCGGCCAAGGACTACAAGTCGTGGGTCAAGTCCTGCGCGCTGGATTACATGATCAGCTACAAGTTGGAAATGATCCCGCGTGATGTTCCTCTTGTCATGGTCCTGGTCGTGAACGTAGAGCGGCCGAAGTCTAAGAAGAAAGCGTTGTTCGTGGTCACCAAGCCCGACTGCGACAATTTTGCAAAGGGCATCATGGATGCTCTGGAATCCATCCTCTACACAGCTGACCAGCAGATCGTCCGGCTGGTCGTATCGAAACATTATTCAGACCGTCCAGGAGTGACGGTAACCATTGAGGAGGCAAAATGCTGAAAGAATTGTTAGCGCAACGTGCGGAGCTGGAGACGCAAGCAGTAAACATCCAGACTATGATTAACGCGGTGAACGTGGATATTGAGCACGTTCTGGTAGAACAACTGGCCGGACTGCGCAAGTTGCAGGCCAAGGAGTTCGGCGCGGTCAATCTGGTAACCGAAGGTTTCAAGGTTACCGAGACTGTTCCGAAAAAGGTGGAGTGGGACCAGCAGAAAATGAATGATCTGTTCGACAGAATAGCAGCTGGTGGCGACGATCCACGCGCCTACATGAAGATGAAGTTGGAAGTGGGCGAGAAAGAATACTCCGCGTTTGTCCCGGCTGTGCAGGTCATGTTTGCCGACTGTCGCACCGTGAAGCCCGGAAAAGCGTCTCTCAAGTTTGAGGAGGTGACCAATGCTTGATCAGATCAGATCAGCCAACTCGGTATTTCCTCCACAGAAGATCCTGATCTATGGCGTACAGGGAATCGGCAAGAACACGTTCGCCGCTACATTCAAGGCGCCGATTCTCCTTCAGATCGAGGACGGTTCGGCAGCGATCGACATCCCGGCCTTTCCCCTGGTCACCACGTTTCAGGGCGTGATCGATGTTATCCAGGCGCTGCACGGTGATCACAATTACAAGACTCTGGTCCTCGACACACTGGACTGGTTGGAGCCGCTCCTGTGGGCTGCATGCTGTGAGCATCACGGTAAGGAATCAATCGAGGCGTTCGGGTACGGCAAAGGGTACATCGAGGTTGACCGTTGGTGGCGTCACGTCATGTCCGGTCTGGATTCTCTCCGTCACTCAAAAGGGATGGACATTGTTCTGCTGGCACACTCCGAGGTGAAGAACATCAGCCCGCCCGACACCGACCCGTACGACTGCTATCAAATCAAAATGCAGAAGCGTGCATTCGCGCTGTGGCAGGAGTGGGCTGATATTATCGCCTTCGTTAACTTCAAGGTTAACATTCAGAAGACGAAGACCCGCCTCACCGAAGAGAAGACCCGCGGCATCGGCACCGGCGATCGCGTGATTTATACGACCGAGCGCCCGGCTTACAAGGCAAAGAGTCGCTGGCCGTTGCCGGATGAAATCCTGATCGGGAAAGACCGCACCTGGTCAGCATTCCATGAACAACTAACTGCAGCTACTGATGGCAAATACATCAACCCTACCCCACCGAAAAAGGAGAAAAAGTAACCATGCTTGATTTCAACTCCGCAGAAGTTCAGACCGAAGGCACAGGCAGTGCCATCCCCGAGGACAGCATCATCCCTTTCCTGATGACCATCCGTCCGCCGAAAGCTGGCAAGGAAGGCACCACTCACCACCTGTTCAGTAAGTCCGCCAAGGGCAACGAGTACATCGATGTCGAGTTTGAAGCACAGGGCACGTTCGCAGGTCGCAAGGTCTGGCAGAACTTCACACTGGTGGGCTCCGATCAGGCCGCCAAGATCAGCATGCGGACCCTGCGCGCCATAGTGGAGAGTGCCCGGGGGATTGCACCCTCTGACGCTTCACCGGCTGCATCCGCTGGCCGCCAGCTGTCCGATTGGGCCGACTTCAACGGCCTGGTATTTTTGGCAAAGGTTAAGTGTGTTGTCGAGCAGAATCAGAAGGATGGCAACTACTACGTTAACAATGAGTTCAAGAAGATCATCACTGCGGATGATACCGAGTATGCCGCAGGCGAGTTTATCAGCGACAAGCCGCTTCCGTCGATCCCCGAGGCCGGCGCACCCAAACAGACTACAGCTGCCGCCGCAACTGGTGGAGCATGGGGAGCACCTCCGTCCGGAGTTCCCGCAGCAACCACCACCCCTCCGGCTGCACAGAAAACCACCTCGCCGGTCCCGGCGTGGGCGACGAGGTAGATCATGTCCACTTATCAGAAATTATCCTGTGATCTCAGTGACAGCGAAGTGCAGAACTATAGCAACGAGCTGGCTCGTATCACCTCCGAGCAGGCGGAGATTGAAGCCGAGAAAAAGGAAGTCCTGTCCGACTTCACGGCAAAACTCAACAAATGTATCGCCGACAGTCGCGTACTGGCCCGCAAGGTGACGACCCGCAAGGAAGAGCGTCAGGTCGAGTGCGACTACGAATATGACTATGCGAAAGGTCTGGTGTTCACCATCCGCACTGATACTGGTGTGACTATCAATCAGCGCAAATTGACTGACGATGAGCGTCAGGAGAAGTTGGATTTCGAGAAGAAAGAGGATAAGGCGGCTGAACTGGAAGACGAAGCCGTTGAAAAGCAGTACCTGGAGGATTGCGAGGGCATGACAGCAGCTGGTGAGCAGGAAACGCCGGAAGAAGATCATAGCATTTCTGTATGTGGCAACACCGAGTGTCACTATAACGATGCAACCGAGGGTAACGGCTGCAAGCAGTATGAAATGGTGTGGGAGTGCAAGCAGGCGGTGCAGGAAGGGGCGGAAGATACCGAAGCGGCCAAAGCGGAAATGGCTCGTCGCGACTCAATCTGCAAAACGTGGAATGAGTGTGAACACCAGGATATCTGTTTCACCCCGCAGAACGAGGAAGACAGTATCTGTTTCAAGGACGAGCCGCACCGGTTGCCGGTTGTTACCGCGCCGGCCTCCACAACAGATGAAATACCATCATTCACATTTCAGGGTCTCATGGGCTGGGAGTACAGCGCCAATGAGGCGAAGATCCTCGCTGTTGGTTTTCGGTTAATCAAATCCGATCGTGATTCAAAAACCATCTATGTTACCGCTGCGGATCCTCGGGCTGGATGGCTCACTGTTGGACCTTATGACACCTTTGTCGCTGCAGAGCGTGACCTTGAAGAATATATTAAAAATAGATTTATTCAGGTGGCTGGCAACAAAAAAGGCGGTGTGTGTGACAACAAGTGCACACACAAGTTGCGGGATCATGGCTTTGAATTTTACCGCCGTGAAGAGTTGCGTATCAAAATTGGTCCTAGCTGGAAAAACTGGAAGAAGTTCGACACTCCGAATGAGTGCCGCCATGCATGGGAAGAACTGCTTACCAACCCCAAAGCGTTGGAGGACTGAACCATGACAACCGCCAAGAAGACAACCAAAAAGAAAGCTGCACCCGTAGAGGGTGCAGCACCCACTACACCCGGAATAAAGGGCTTCAAGGGTTTCGACAAAGACCTGACATGCCGTAAATTCCAATTCAAGGAAGGCGAAACCTTCAAGCATAAGGGCACAGCCTCAGCCTGTAATTCTGGCTTTCACTTCTGCGAAAACCCGCTGGACGTATTCAGTTACTACTCTCCTGCTGAAAGCGTGTTCCATGAAGTAGAGGGCTTTGGACAGACTGACAAGCATGCTGATGATAGCAAGGTTGCCTGCACTGAAATCAAAATAGGCGCTTCGCTTTCACTGCCGGACTTTATCGGCGCAAGCCTCAAATTCATGTTTTCCCGCAAGTACGAAACGTCCACGTCGAACCATATCACGCAGGACAGCTCAGCATCGTCAGCCACTGGTGACAGCTCAGCATCGTCAGCCACTGGTTACAGCTCAGCATCGTCAGCCACTGGTTACAGATCAGCATCGTCAGCCACTGGTTACAGATCAGCATCGTCAGCCACTGGTGACAGATCAGCATCGTCAGCCACTGGTGACAGATCAGCATCGTCAGCCACTGGTGACAGCTCAGCATCGTCAGCCACTGGTTACAGCTCAGCATCGTCAGCCACTGGTTACAGATCAGCATCGTCAGCCACTGGTGACAGATCAGCATCGTCAGCCACTGGTGACAGATCAGCATCGTCAGCCACTGGTGACAGCTCAGCATCGTCAGCCACTGGTTACAGCTCAGCATCGTCAGCCACTGGTTACAGATCAGCATCGTCAGCCACTGGTGACAGCAGTGCGGCGATTTGTACGGGCCGTTACTCAAAGGCCATGGCCGGCAAGTATGGCTGTATTGCTCTTTCCTTTTGGAATGAAGTAGACGAACGCTATGAAATGCGTTGTGCTGAAACCGGCTGCGGGGACGGATCAGACGGCAAACTGAAAGCAGAAGTCTGGTATTCGCTGGATGATGCAGGGCAGTTTGTGGAGTGCAAAGCATGATTCTCCGCACGTATCAGAACAGAACCGTGAAGAAGGCGAAAGCCGCTCTGAAGAAGAGCGGCAACACCCTCGTCATCGCGGGAACGGGAGCTGGAAAAACAATCATCCTGTCAGCACTGGCAAAGGAGGTCAGGGGTAAAACGTTGATCCTCCAGCATCGGCAAGAACTGTCACAGCAGAACGCCGCCAAGTTTCAGAAGGTCAACCCGGACTGGCCGATCTCGTTCTTCGACGCCAACCAAAAGTCATTCGGTGGGCAGGCGGTCTTTGCCATGCAGCAGACCATGTGCCGCAACCTGGATCATCTGCCATCATTCGACCACATCATCTGCGACGAAGTTCACCACATCGTCGCGCCCACCTACAGCAAGATCATCGACGCATGCCGGGACCGCAACCCGAAGTTGCTGTTATCGGGATTCACGGCCACTCCGGAACGCGGCGACAAGAAGTCACTCCGCAAGTATTTCGACAATGTGTCGGACAAGATCACCATCCGTGAGCTCGTGGCTCTCGGGTTCCTGGTTCCGCCTAAAGCCTACGTGGTGAACGTGGGTGCTCAGGCAGAGCTCCAGGCAATCAAGGGTCTCTCCGCGTTTGGGGATCAGCAGGAAGTGGCGCGGGTTCTCGATACTCCAATCATCAACCAGGAAGTAGTCCGCCACTGGAAAGAAAAGGCAGGCGACCGCAAGACAATCGTTTTCTGTGCAACTGTTCAGCATGCCCTTGACGTGGCCGAGGCCTTCAAGAATAGCGGGGTAGAGTCGGGAGTTGTGACGGGAGATATGGCCGACGGTGAGCGAAAGGCCGTGTTGCAGCGATTCGACAAAGGGCGTCTGCAGGTTCTGGTCAATGTGGCGGTACTGACCGAGGGGTACGACTCACAACCGGTATCATGTGTACTGTTACTCCGGCAGTGTTCGGAGAAGGGGCCCATGATTCAGATGGCCGGCCGCGGACTCCGGACGGTAGATCCGGAACTGTACCCGGGCGTGGTCAAGAAGGATTGCATCATTCTGGATTTCGGAACGTCCTTGCTGACGCACGGCAATCTTGATCAGGAAGACGGACTGCACCAGGAGAACGAAGGAGAGAAGGGCGAAGCTGTAATGAAGGTCTGCCCGAGTGAATATACGATCGGTATGCCATATCGTTTCCCCGATAAAAACGGGGCCGATGGGTGTGGTGCCGAAGTGCCGGCACAAACTAAGACATGTCCAATCTGTGGATTTACATTTGAGCGTATCGACAACCAGGACGAGCAGCAGGTTACAACCATTGATCTGACCGAATTGGATATTTTGAATCAGAGCCCCTTTCTATGGCAGGACGTTTTCAACACTGACATGTGCTTGATGGCGTCAGGTTTCGCGGCGTGGGCCGGGGTGTTCTCTCCGGATCGTGGGGAGATCTGGATCGCACTCGGTAAAAAACAGGATGAAAAGAAGATCTACCAGTTGGCCCGCACAGGAAGGCTGCAGGCGCTTTCTGCCAGTGATGACTTCTTGCGTAATTATGAAACCGATGGCGCTGCAAAGAAGTCGAAACGCTGGCTGAATGAGCCGGCGTCAGCGAAACAGGTAGAGCTGCTGAATAAGTTTGGGTATCAGCTGCAGTCGGACATGTTCGGTAACAGCGGTGTCACCAAGTACATGGCCAGCTGCATAACAAATTTCTTTTTCAACCGCAGCGGCATTGAGCGGTTGCTGGGGGTGGCATGAGCATCACAACCGAACGCACCAAGATAATGGCGAATAAGCTCTATGACCAGGTGCAACGTGATCATATTGAGAACGAATGGGCTGTGGAATTTATAATCTCCTGCCACAACAGAATCGATGCAGGCCTGTCCCTAACAGAAAAGCAAGTGACTAAATTGGAAGAACTTTTTGAGAGGTACTGACCATGATGCTTGGAGAACTTTACGATATTCTCAGCGACAAACTAAAGACCGGCGAATTCAATAGAATGGACACTGTATATGTCGAGGGCGGTGAGATAGATAGCGACTGGCACCCTGTTACGGATGTCAATAAGCGTGGCAGTTGTGAGGTTAATTTCTGTATCGACGCTAGAATTGGGGAGGATTTATTCTAATGATCAATCTTCCCGATTTAGCCGACAAGTTGAACCAGTACGGCCTCCTGCAAAAATCATTTATGGATATGTCAAAACCAGAAATTCAACTCCTGGTGACAGCTGTTTTCTCCTGCCCGGATGATACCCTTCCGGTTGAAGGGTGGGAGGATCCCCGCATCGATGAAAAGGGTGATCTTCACATTACGTTTAACAGTCACCCGAAATATCACTGGTGGAATCCGGACGGTCAGAGTGTGCTTGCCACACTTATTGAATTGAACGCGCCGTGGGAAGTGGCAAAGAAGTATATGGAGAACCGGGGAAACAGCCATATGACCGAGGCTGATTACATGAATAGGTTGATACCATTTTAACGAGTTAAGCGGTTTCACCATAACCACCATTAAGACACGTCAAGGAGGCAACAAAATGCGCCACATGATACTGATAGCAGCACTCATACTCGCAGGATGTGGAGACGGCAGCAGCGCACCAACAACGGCACAGGCCACAACAGAACCGGCCACGGTGGCAGCAACAACCGGAGCAAGCGATACAACAATCGGGACTACGATCATACCTGTAATTGCTCCACCTACCATTAGCCCACCCAGCACGCCGGTGGTGATCGTAACAACACCAGCCGTGATCGGAACCAGCGGAGCAGGACCAAGTACAGGCGGTTCGCAGTTTTAATAATGATTAAATAGGAGGTAGCAGTGCTTGACTTCAATTCTAAATCAGCCCTTTCCGATCGGCTGAACCATCTCATAGACCAATCATTCACCCAGGAGACGCAGAAGCGTGAATATCTGGGCGCGTCAGTTGTCGGTCACTACTGCGAGCGCCACGTGCAGTATCACCTGATGGCTGCTCGGGGCATGGTATCGCGTAAGGACTTTCAGCCGCGCATCCTGCGGATCTTCGACCGGGGCAATCTGTACGAGGAACGCGCCCGGGCATGGCTGAAGCAGGCCGGTTTTCTGTTCGGTCGCACTAAGAAGGGCAAGGCCTTCACCGACTTCGAAGGCCAGTTCAAGGGCCACGTTGACGGTGTGATTACCGGATGGAAACCGCAGGACATACCCTGCCCGATCGAACTCCCTGCGCTATGGGAGAACAAGTGCCTCGGGTCGAAGGGCTGGAAGAAGGTTGTTGCTGATAAATTGCGTGCTTACTCATCAACCTATTATGGACAGGTTCAGATATACATGCACTATCTGGGGCTGGAACGGACGCACTTCACGGCAGTAAATGCCGACACCATGGAGATATACCACGAGATCGTGCCATACGACGATGCAGAGGCCATGCTGTGCAAGTCGCGTGTGCAGGGCGTGATCAACGCGACCGATGCAGGGGCCATGGTGGCACGGTGCACGAGTGATCCGGCGTACTATATTTGCAAGATGTGCGATTTCTCAGCAGATTGCTGGAGGGCGGTATGAGCGAACATCACGTCAAAATAGCCAGTGAGTTGTATTCCGCACGACATTCGATGAGAATCTTGTTCCCCGATGTATTCGTGCAGCGTTGCAAGGACTGGCAAGAGACAATAAAACAGGTTGCCACCATAAACAAATGTTCAGAAATTGAAGCAATGGTGGATATTTGCAAAAAGCTGGAAGGTAAAGAAATGGTTCAAATATGGGTAATGGCCGCTTACGTCGAAATGGTGGAGCCCACACCATGATTGACTTCAACCATTGGGGCACATCCGACGAAAAGAAAGAAATCGACTTCGCCGCAATCAAGTCACTCTGCACCAGCAACATCATGACGATCCTGGAGCACTACCAGCCCGGGGGCAAACTGATCAACGGTGAGTATATTTGCGCAACAAAGTATGGCGGCGCCGGATCCTCATGTTCCACCAATGTCCGCACCGGAGTCGGTTCCGACTTCGGCAGCGGGGAGGCCTGGGGCGATGCTATCGATCTGGTGGCACAGATCGATGATGTCAGTATGTCAGTGGCAGCTGGTAGACTGCAGGATCTTCTCTCCTGTGGCTCTACTAACTGCCGGCCGACTCCAGTCATCCCGCAACAATCCCCCGAGGAACGCTACGCAGCAGGGCAGAAGATCGCCCTCGGCCTGTGGGTTGAGTCCGAATCCTGCCCGCACAACCACCCTTACCTGATCAAGAAGGGCATCAACGCCGACAACGGAATACGCATTCACCCACAAACGGGAAACATCCTGATTCCACTGTCTGATGAATATGGTGTGATATGGAGCGTGCAGCGCATCGACCAGGAAGGCGGCAAGAAGATCAATAACTGCGGCCGACTGACGGGCAATTTCTACATCATCGGTGGTGAGCGTGACGTGGTGTATGTCTGTGAGGGATACGCAACAGCGCAGACAGTCGCCATGGCCACAGGTAAAACGGCAGTCATGGCCGTATCAGCTGGTAACCTTGCCACGGTAGGCGAGAAGATCGGGAAGATGTTCCCCTCGGCACAACTGGTGTTCGCTGCCGACAATGATCAGAAACCGGACAGCGACGAGAATCCCGGCATCAAGGCGGCAAACAATGCAGTCAAGCAGATCGCCCGCGGCGTAGTGATGGCGCCACCCTTCCCTGTCGGCCAGAAGGGAGACTGGAACGATTACGCAATACAGCACGGCGGCAAGGCGACACGCGACCTGTTGTCGAGTCATAAGCGATCACAGGTATTTGTGGACATCAAAACCATTGCCCTGGTTGAGCCACAGTTCCTGATTGAGGATGCTATCGAGACACCTTGTACGGGTATGGTCTTCGGTCCATCTGGAGGCGGCAAGACATTCGTCGCTCTGGATATGGGATTTCATATCGCATGCGGCAAGAAGTGGCTCGGTAAGACCGTCAAGCAGGGTCCTGTATTCTACGTCTGTGGCGAGGGGCGTCATGCTATCCCGCGCAGGATGAAGGCATGGGAGACACACCACAAAGTACAACTGCCCTACAACAGCTTTCTTATGTCGTCAGCACGTATCGATTTTAGTCCAGAGTCAGTACGCGATATGGTTTCAGAGATTGATCACCTGGAGTCGGTCACCGGTCCGCCGGCGGTAATTATTGTCGATACCATGGCGCGAGCTCTGCCAGGTGATGCAGACGAGAACAGTTCCAAGGATGTTGGGTCCTTCATCGATGAGTGCGATCGGCTGCAGACAAAGTACAATTGCGTTGTGCTGATCGTTCATCACACTGGCCATGCTGACTCTGCCAGTAAGCGCGCCCGCGGATCATCAGCAATCAAAGGTGCTATGGATGTGGAGATCCTGATCACCAAGGACCGCACTATCGAATGGACGAAGACCAAGGACATGGAACCACACGCTCCTATTAAGTTTGAGTTGTTGCCTATCCAGTATGGTGAAGGCAAGCGGGATGGATCCTGCGTGCTGAAGTATGACCTGGACTACAACAGCAAAGCTGCACGCGCAGAGACAGCATACAGGAAGGCTGCACGTGCTGCATTGGTCGAAGCCATAGAGGCTGATGATATTGGCGGTAAGTGTTGTGCTGACACATGGGTTGATTGTTTTGCTGCCATGTTTCCCGACAAGTCACGACGTGCACTCCGGACCGCTCTATTCCGTCAGGATGGTGGAGAGATACCGAAGATGATTGAAGCGGGTGAAGTTGAATTGGATGGCAAGTATTACACGATGGTTCAATCAGAAAAGCAGGTAACTGAGTCAATGTTCAAGGGTCTGATATGAATGACACGCACGGCACAAAACATATAATTAGACCGTGCGTGTCATGTGACACGGCTGGTGCATGTGACACAAAACAAACTGGTGCATATGACACGCACGGACACTCTCCCCTTTAGGGGAGTGTCGTTGTGTAAGCACCCACGATGTGAACATAGTTGCAAAAAGAACACAGTAAGGATTATGCTATGACAAAATTTGTCACCAGAGGCACGGCACATGAACGAGGGTACACAGCACGATGGCAGAAGGCACGTGTCATCTTCCTGAGAAGCAACACCCTGTGCGGAGAATGCCAAAAGTCCGGACGGCTGAATGTGGCCACAGTAGTTGACCACATCATCCCGCACAATGGAGACATGGTCAGGTTCTGGGATCAGGACAACTGGCAGCCACTGTGTAAACAATGCCACGACATCAAGACAGCCACCGAAGACGGAGGCCTCGGCAACAAGAAGGGGAAGATGAAGGCGAGAGCAGACTGTGGGATCGATGGGGTACCGACCGACAGCAGGAGTCACTGGAATACCCCGTAGGGGGGTAAAATCTCTACAGAGTTTCCACTGCAGACCGCGTGGGTACCCATCTGTGCAAAAATCCAAAATGAATCAAAGGGGGTCAAAGATGGCCAGACCAACGAAGCCGAGCATATTAAAAATCGTCAGAGGCACCGAAAAACCGAGCAGGGTTAATCCGGATGAGCCGAAGCCGGATGTTGTAATCCCGACAGCGCCGCATCACCTGTCGAAGTTTGCCCGGGCTGAGTGGGACCGTATGGCGCCGCGGTTGTTTGACATGGGATTAATCACCGAGCACGACCGGTCAGCATTCGCCATGTACTGCTCTGCCTGGGGCGATCACGTCAAGGCCGAGTATATGATCCGGAAGCACGGCGCTGTCATCACCACCACAAACGGCAACATGATCCAGTCGCCATGGGTGGGGATCAGCAACACCGCCAAGCAGATTGCACTGAAGACGCTGACCTCATTCGGAATGACTCCGGCCGATCGTAACAAAGTCAGCGCGACAACTCCCGAGAAGGTGAAGCCGGAAGGCAAGGAGCGGTTTTTTAAATGAGTGATCGCGCCACAGCATACGCTGAATCGGTTGTAATCGGTAAGGTTACCGCGGGGCCCCACGTTCGGGACGCATGCGCTCGGCATCTGCGCGACCTGGTGGAAGGACCGGCCCGCGGACTGTTTTACGACGAAGCCGACGCCGCGCACCGGATCGCCTTCATCGAGGAATGTCTCTGTCTGAACGGGAGCGAGTACGAAGGCAAGCCGTTTCTGCTCCAGCCATGGCAGGACTTCATCATCGGTTCCCTTTTTGGCTGGAAGAAGACAAACGCTGACGGACCGCGTCGGTTTCGTGTCGCCTACATCGAGACGGCCAAGGGATCCGGCAAGTCTCCCCTTGCTGCAGCAATCGGACACATCGGCCTGATCGCTGACAACGAATCCCGCGCAGAGATTTACGCGGCGGCGACAAGCAAGGACCAGGCGGCGATCCTGTTCAAAGATGCCGTGGCCATGTGGGAACATTCCCCCGAACTGCAGTCGAGACTCGTCGCGTCCGGCGGACCCGGGAAGGAATACAACCTCGCGTACCTCGCAACGAGCTCTTTTTTCCGCACCGTATCTGCTGACAAGAAGAAATCAGGGCTCCGGCCACACATGGCGCTGCTGGATGAGATCCACGAGGCTCCAAACGGCAACATAATCGAGATGCTGCGGGCTGGTTTCAAGAGCCGCCGGCAACCACTCAGTGTGATGATCACCAATTCAGGCTGTGATATGACCTCAGTCTGCTGGGAATACCACGAACTCGCCGCCAAAGTTGCAGCCGGTACCGAAGAAAACGACGAGTTTTTTTCTTACGTGTGCGCCATGGACGAAGAAGATCTGAAGGATGACCGGTTTCTCGACGATGAAACCTGCTGGGTTAAGTCGAACCCGTCTATCAACATCGGCCTGCCCGGGCTGGACTACATCCGAGGACAAGTGCGCGAGGCCCGAGGCCTGCCGTCGAAGATGTCCCTGGTCAAGCGGTTGAACTTCAACGTGTGGACAGAATCCGAGGATCCGTGGATATCGAAAGAAGTCTGGCAGGGTTGTGATGGAAAAGACTTTGACGAGCAGCTGCTGGACGGCCGCAAATGCTTCGGCGGGCTCGACCTGTCGTCGACTCAGGACTTAACCTCGCTCGTTTTACTGTTTGAACCGATTGAATTGGACCCGATCTGGCGCATGAAGTCTTATTTCTGGCTGCCAGGGGACAACCTAAAGCGCAAATCAGAGCACGATCACGTCCCATATCAGGCATGGAAGGAAGCGGGATGGCTCTATACCTTCCCTGGTACAGCCGTGAACAAGTCGGCCGTCATCAAAAAGATGTATGAAATCTCGCTAAATCATGACTTGGTGGGGGTGGCTTATGACCGCGCCGGCATCAATTCAATTTTTGAGTTCGCAGAAAAGGCCGGTATTGAACTGGCGCTGGGTAAATGGAACAAGGAAAAGCGGGAATGGGAGTTCGACAGCAGTTACGGCATCAAAATGATGCCATTCGGGCAAGAGGCTCGCAGCATGTCGCCGGCACTCAGCAAATTTGAGGGCATGCTCCTGAACGTGGAAGTTATGCACGACGGCAATCCGGTTTTGCAATGGTGCGCTGCAAACTCGGTTGTCACCAGCGACGAAGACGGTTACCGCAAGATTTCCAAGCGAAAATCATCTGGTAGAGTTGACGGAATCATCAGCTCGATTATGGCGTGTGGGATCTGCGCGTCGGCCGACACCAGCGGCAGTGTCTACGAAGAGCGACTGGCACAAGGTGGGAGCCTATTCGCCAGCGTTTAACCCTGTTGATAACCCTGTGCAAAAAGGTACGAATAAAATGTTGATAACTAAAAATTAATTCTTGACAATGTAATTATTCTGGAATATTCTTCCCGAAAATAGTGCAGCCGCTTGCATCCCAACAGATGCCCCGGAGATAAATTGAATATTCAAACCGCCACTGCCGTCCAGGAGGTCGCCGCCATAATTGGTGTCGGCCTTTTTGTCGCTGGTGTCTGGATGATTTACCCACCCGCCGCGCTCATTTCCGCAGGTCTCGCCCTTCTTGCCCCGTTCATCTTCTCGCTGCGGGGTAAATAGCCATGTTCCTCCACAAACTCTTTCAGAACCAGATAGCAACCGGCGACATTTCCAGCATCCTAAGCCAGATCATGCACGGCAACACGTCGCAGTCTGGTATCCATGTATCGCCTGATAGTGCACTCCGCACAGCTGCCGTTTATGCGTGCGTCAAAGTCCTTTCGGAAGATATCGGGAAACTTCCCCTCATTTTGTACCGCCGCACTACCACAAAAGGCAAAGAAAGCCGAGAACGTGCCACGAATCACCCGTTGTCCAGGGTTGTAAGCATCAAACCGAACAGTCTCCAAACGCCCATGGGGTTTCGTGAGACCGGTACAGCTGCCACCGCACTCCGTGGTAATGGGATGAGCTACATCAGCCGAACACAGGGTGGCCGAATTTTAGAACTAATCCCCCTGCATCCTGATCGCGTGACCATCAAACTGAACGATATCGGAGCCCGTGTTTACGAGTACCGACCAGAGAAGGGCGAAACTCGCACGCTTCCACAGTCCGACGTACTGCACGTCATGGGATTATCACTCAACGGATGGAGCGGGGTCAGCCCTATCACTTATGCCCGGGACACCATCGGGTTGATGCAGGCAACAGAGCGCCACGGCAGCAAGGTATTCAGTAACGGCGCCAGAATGGGCGGGATCCTATCTGTACCCGGGACATTCAAGGACCCGAAGACAAAAGACCGGATCGGCGATGAGTTCGACGCAACCACCAGCGGAGAAAACGCCCACAAAACGATTGTACTTGAGCAGGGCATGAAGTGGGAAAAGGTCACCATGTCGAACGATGACGCTCAGTACCTGGTCACTCGTCAGTTCCAGATCCCAGAGATTGCCCGCTTCTTCCGCATGCCGTTGCACAAGATCGGCGACCTGACCCGTGCCACGTTCAGCAACATCGAGCAGCAAAATATTGACTACGTGGTCGACTGTCTCTCCCCCTGGCTCACTCGCTGGGAACAGGCGATGAACATGTCACTGCTGAATGAGGCTGAGCAGCAGGAATATTACTTTGAGTTTCTTGTGGATGGCCTGCTGCGCGGCGACATCGCCAGTCGGTATACCGCTTACAACAAAGGGATATTTAGCGGATTTTTGACGCGTAACGAATGCAGACAGCGTGAGAATCTGAACTGGATTGAAGGACTGGACGAGCCGTTGCGACCGCTCAACATGGTTGAAGAATCAGCAGCGAACGATGTCCCGGGGGTGAAGCCATGAGCTCAAAAAGCTGGTTCAAGTTTGAGAATAAAGCCGGCGAAGACGCGACAACTGTCTACGTGTATGACGAGATCGGATATTGGGGAGTTACCGCCAAGGAATTCTGTGACGCGCTGAACGGAGTGAACACCAGCATCATTAACCTGAAGATCAACAGTCCCGGTGGCGATGTATTCGACGGTCTTGCAATCCATAACGCACTGAAGGGACATGCCGCAAAGGTCAACGTACAGGTTGAAGGCCTTGCCGCTTCTATCGCTTCGATCATCGCCATGGCTGGCGACGAGATCCGCATGGCAAAGAATGCGTTCTTTATGATCCATAACGCATGGGCCGGCTGCGCCGGTAATGCGGTTGACATGCGGAAACTGGCAGACACGCTGGAGAAGATCGACGGGACTCTGGTGCAGACATACCAGGACCGCACCGGCGGGACACAGAAAGACATCCGCGAGATGATGGCAGCAGAGACGTGGCTGAATGCTGACGAAGCACTGGCCGCTGGTTTCTGTGATGTCATCGGTGACCCGGCAGACGTGAAGGCAAAGTTCGACCTGTCCAAGTTCAGCCACGTACCGCAGGCAGTCGCCGCAATGAACGTAATCACCAAACCGGAAAATGAGCGCGACCTTGAAACTGTCTTGCGAGATGCAGGACTCAGCAAAAAGGAAGCACTCACCGCCGTTGCATCACTGAAGGCCGAAGCGCGGAGAGATTCTGCGACAGAGGAATTAGCACAACTTCTCAAAAACGAAACCGCATCAATCAAAATCAAAACAATACTGAGTTAAAAGGAGTCGGACATGGAAGAGTTAAAAGCATTATTCGAGCAGTTCAAGATTGCCAATGACGAGCGACTGAAGCAGATCGAGAAAAACGGCCACGCAGATCCCCTGCTGGAAAACAAAGTTGACGCCATGAATGCCGGCATCAGCGAAATCGAAAGCAAACTGCAGGCCCGCATCGATACGATGGAGGCCATCATCAACCGCCAGGGTCTGCTCGGTGGCAAGCCTGAGGACAAAGCACAGGCCGAATACAAGCAGTCGTTCAACGCCTTCATGCGCCACGGTGCCGAGATCAAGGCCGCTGGTACTGCAATGACTGAAACCGCTGCTGATGGTGGGTACGCTGTGCCCGTCGAGCTCGACCGCGCCATTCAGAATCTGGCTGTCAACATGAACGTCATGCGTGCCCTGTCTACTGTCGTGGCCATCGGTTCGCCGACATACCAGAAACTGGTCAACCTTCACGGCACCGCATCCGGCTGGGTTGGTGAAACTGCTGCTCGCCCTGCAACCGGCACACCTCAGTTCGCACAGATCACCCCGTTCATGGGCGAACTGTACGCCAATCCTCCCGTATCCCAGCAGCTGCTCGACGATGCGTTCTTTGATGTCGAAGCATGGTTGGCCGGCGAAGTTGCACAGCAGTTCGCAGTTGCCGAGGGCACTGCCTTCACAACCGGCGACGGCGTGACCAAACCCAAGGGCTTCCTGGCTTACACTTTCGCCAACACCGCTGACGGCGTTCGTGCTTTCGGCTCACTGCAGTATGTTCCGACTGGCGTTGCTGCTGACTTCAAAGCAACCACCCCGGCAGACAACATCTTTGACCTGGTGTACACGCTGAAAGCCGCTCACCGAGTCGGCGCAGTGTTCCAGATGTCCAAGCTGATGCTGGCCAATATCAGGAAGTTCAAAACCACAACCAACGAGTACCTGTGGACTCCTTCTGCAGTTGTTGGTGAAGGCATTACTGGTGGAACTCCTGGTACGCTTGCCGGTTACCCTGTCTACGAGAACGAAGACATGTCCGCAGCAGTCGGCGCCAACGCCCTGGTCTGCGCCTTCGGTAACTTCAAAAACGGTTACACCATCGTTGACCGCATGGGCACCCGCGTACTGCGCGATCCGTACAGCAACAAGCCGTACGTCAACTTCTACACCACCAAGCGTGTAGGCGGCATGGTGACTGACTCCGAGGCTATCAAAGTCCTCAAATGCTCCGTAGCTTAATCTGACCAATGGGGAGGGGTAACACCCTCCCCTAACGGAGCATAAACCATGTCACTCACCCTGATAACAGCACCGGTAGCAAAGCCTTTGATTCCATCCGAAGTAGGGGATCATATACGGGCAGACCTGACAGCAGAATACATGCTGGTTGATGTGTATATCTCCGCAATTACAGCCAAAGCGGAAAGCTACATCAAACGTGCGCTGATAACACAGACGTGGGAGCTTGCGCTTGATCACTTCCCATGTGTCCCCCAGGCGATCATTAACACGGGCCGATTTGGCGGGATTCGCCTTCCAATGTCACCTGTACAGGCGATTGACAGCATCGTTTTTATAGATGGAAACGGGGAACCGCAAACACTTGACCCCGCTGAATACTATAAAACCGACGACGATCCCGCAGTAGTTGTGCCGATCTACGGTAATACATGGCCAGCAACGCGAGTGCAGCCGGGCGCGGTAAAGATCCGATACACATGCGGCTATGGTAACGAGTCGACAGATATACCCGAAGCAATCAGGGTATGGATGCTGATCAATATTGCCAACCTGTACGAGAACAGGGAAAGCGTAATTGTCGGCAAAACAGGCGTGGTGGAGCTGTCAACAATGGCAGACTCGCTGCTCGACTCGTATCGCCTGGTGCAATTCTGATGGAAGCCGGAAAACTACGACACCAGGTCACAATCCAGCGGAAAACCGCCACCACCGACACTTACGGCGGCCCGATTGACGTATGGGGAGATGTCGCCACAGTTTGGGCAGCAGTAGAGCCTATGCAGGGGCGGGAACTGGTCAACGCGCAGGCCACCAACGCAGAGACTACCACGAAGATCACAACCCGCTACACCACCGTAACCACAGCCGACAGGATCGTATTTGAGGGCAAGTTTTACAACCTTCAAAGCGTCATCGATCCTGAACTGCGACACCGTGAACTGGTCATTATGGCATCCGAAGGGCTGAACGAGGGCTGATATGACTATCGAAGCCACCATACAAAGCGTTTTGGGTGCGCTGGTCACGGGGCGCTGCTATCCGATGATCGCGCCGGATAAGACTGTTAAGCCGTATGTGGTCTATCAGGTAATCAGTAACGTGCCAGAGGTGACGCTTGACGGCGTAACCGATACCGAAAACCGCAGGGTACAGGTTGACATTTACGACAGATCATACGGCGCTGTCAAAACGCTTGAACTGGCAGTAAAGGCAGCAATGGAAGCGGCAACATTTATCAACATTCCACTATCAAGCAGGGAAACATACGAAACCGACACACAGCTTTATCGGGTGTCAATTGATTATTCAATCTGGACTTAATCATGGCGACAACAGTTATTTACAGTTTGGTTGATCCAAGAAATTCAGAATGCAGATATGTAGGCAAGTCCGTAAGGGTGAAAGCTAGATACAACCAGCATTGTAACCCTAAATTAGACAACAAAACATATTCCGCTCACTGGGTACGATCAATGTCGCCAGTTAAGCCAGAAATTATTGTTTTGGAAGAAGTGGGCCAAGATTGGGAATCATCAGAACAGTTCTGGATTGCTTATTTCAAAATGATAGGGGCCAGATTAACTAATCTAACTATGGGCGGTGAAGGTCCGCTAGGTATCAAGGTAAGCGAGTCAACGCGGCTTAAAAGGTCTAAATCATTAAAAGGCAGACCCAGTGCAATGAAAGGAAAGACGCATACAGTAAAAACAATATCTCTTATGCGGGAAGCCAAACTGGGGAAATTAAAAAGTGATGAGACAAAGATAAAAATGTCGCTGGCGCAAAAAGGCAGGACAGTCTCGGCAGAGAGTAGAGAAAAAATATCTCAAGCGTTAAAGATCGCATATAGCAAGCCAGAAATGTTTGAGAAACTTTCAGCGCAGCGCAAAGGCAGAACGGCTCACAACAAAGGCAAGTTCGGTCCTAGCGGCCAAAAAAGAAGCGCAGAGACAAAGGCGCTGTTAAGCGAGAAAGCCAAAGAAAGAGAACGGCTGAAAAGAGAATCTGGTTTTGTTGTATCAGATGAAACCAGAAAAAAACTATCAGAGGCCAATTTACGAAGATACGCAAAATCAAAACAGGCAATTTCAGCCTAAAAGGAGCATGACATGTCCAAGGCAGCTCAGTTAGCACAAAAAAGTCGCATGTATATCGCCAGCACCGCAGGAGCGGCCAAGACTATCACGGCTGTATCTATCGGATATCCCGCAGTTGTCACCTCAACCGCTCATGGACTCGCCAATGGTGACGTTGTTGTCATCGCCGCGCTTGTCGGCACCATCGGCACCGATGCAACCAACGGCCTGAACGGGAAGACCTACGTTATCAACCACGTTCTGGCTAACAGCTTTGTAATTGAAGCCAACACAACCGGCCTCGTTTACACATCGGGCGGAACAGCAACCCCGAACACCTGGACGCAGATCAAGGAATTGAAAGCCATTAAACCAGGCGGCGCGTCTACTTCAAAAATCGACGTTTCAGACCTCGACAGTGACGCCGCTGAATACCGTGTGGGGCTGGTTGACAACGGCACTCTTTCCGCTGATGGGTTCGACAGCGTGACCGACGCAGGGCAAACAGCAGTTCTTGCGGCATTCAACGCACAGACCGTCAACACGTATAAACTTGCGCTGACAGGTGGCAGCACCCGCACATTTGATGCTGTTGTTACAAAATTTGGCACACTTCCAGATGTAGCAGTAAACGGGGTGCAGACTCAATCAGTAGAGTGGCAGATCAGCGGCGCGGTAGTCAGGTCATAAACCAACAGGGGGCTTAATTGCCCCCTCAATTTACGATTGAAAGGGCTATATGACAAAGGTACTCAACAGGGCGGAATTGTTTGAAGAGGTGGAGTTAAAAAAGGAAGCAGTACAGCTAAAAAGCGGCTGCGTCTACGTGTCAGAAATTGGGGGGAGTGACTACATTAAATTGTGGACAGACCCCGCACACAAAGGCGCAGACGGCGAAACAGATATGGTTAAATTTACCCCGGCGCTTCTGGCTTTTTGCATCGTAGACGAAAACGGCAACCGGATTCTTGACGAATCAGACGCGGCAACGATTGCACGCGCTGCTCACGGGCCGTTTATGGAGCTGGCAAAAGTGGCACGCCGCCTTAACGGTCTGTCTGGTGAAGAGGTAAAAAACTCCGAAGAGACGAAAGTAGACTCTTTGCCTTCCGTCTCTGCATCCAGCTCGGATACCGGCACCCAAACGAACTGCTCCAAAAAATCACAGCCAAAGAATTCAGGGAATGGCAAGCATACGACGAAATAGAGCCGTTCGGGGAAATGCGGCACGAGTTGCGGCATGGGCAGCAAATGGCACTCACTGTCAACATGAACCGCAGTCCAGGCAGTGAACCGTTTAAACCAACCTATTTTATGAATTTCTTTGAG